CTCGAGCGCGCCGCTCGGGCCCGGGCGCGTCGCCGGCGCGCCGTACATGGTCTGGCCCTCGAGGCCGCCCAACTGTTGGCCGCCGCCGCCGAACGCGCGCAGCCAATTGGCCCAATCGTCGCCGGTGCTGAGGTCGGTGACCGGCATTTTCAGCGGCGCGCTTCGTGCGCCTCGACCGGCCGATGCTGGACGCCGGCCACGGCTTTCTGCTTTGCGTCCGGGTCGCGCTCGTCATGCGCCTTGACCCAAGCGTCGGTTCCCATCGCTTCGATTTCCGCCGATCGGGCGCGCTGCTCATCGCCGATCGTCCTCACCGGCGGTTCGGCTACTGCGCCCTCGACTTTGGCCGCGCGAAGCTTTTCCGCTTGGGGGTCGTGCGCCGACGCGGCTGGTTCGGGAACTTTGGCGGGAGCGGGAGCGGCCGGTGCGGCCTTGGCGGGGGGCTGTGTCATAGCGAACCTCCTCGTGAAGTGCCCGGAACCTTATCAGAACCGCCGGCGCGCGCCAGCGCTGCGCCTGATCGCCCCCGCCGCCGCCAGGCGCTCGGCAACGTTGGCGCTCCGCAAGCCGTCGCGAAGCGCCTGCTCGGCCCGGTCGAGCGCCTGCTCGGCCGCTTCGAGCGCCGCCTCCCGGAGCTCGGGACTTCTGCGCACCAGCTCGCGCAATTCCTCGGTGCTGAGCTCGAGCGCCCGCGCCGCGGCGGTGATGTTGCCGCCGGCCTCGACGAGGGCGCGGAAGATCCGGGCGCCGCTGATCCGTTTCTCAGCAACGCCATGCGTAGCGCTACTTCAAGCTTGACTCGGCTATTGAGCTTCTGGCCGCCGTATAGTTTGGCGCGCAACCGGGCGATCCGGCCGCTCAAATCGCCCATCTGGCAGCGCAGCAACAGGCCGCCGTCGCAACGCTTGCAAACCACGCGCCCATCATAGAGGCGCAAGACCTGAGTCCGGCGCGAACAGTTCGGGCAGATGAACAGCGACCAGGATCCGCGCCTGCCTTCCGGCCCGCGCGGCGGAAAGAAGCGATGCGCAACGCCGACTTCGCGTTTCAGCGCGTCGGCGCCCTCGCCGAATGAAATCACTACCGAAGTGCTCTCAAGCGTGATCGCGCCGGACGCGCGCAACGGGGAAACTTTGACCATCGGAAGGTCGTCGCGCCGCGGCAACTTCGCCGCCCCCTTGGCCATTACCGCCCTCGCCCGTCAGGAATGAAGGCCACCCTCGAGATATAGCGCCCGTTCACGACGCCGGTCCGGCTTCAATGGGCGCGAAGCGTGCATCCTCCCTCACGATGCGCTTGATTTCCTCAATATGCAGCGCCGCGGCGCGAGCGTCTGACAGTGTCGGATAATTTAGAATTAGAACGGCGTTACCCCCCTTCAAGACGGAAAAATCGCGCCAGCGTTCCTTGAGAAAAGCCCCGCCGACATCCCGCAGCCAGTTGGCCGTGTAACTCACATCCTCGTCATCCATTAATGACCTCCCATCGAGGGTCGGCGGCTCGAGCGCGCCGCTTTTTTAACAGACATTCATTGCACGTGGTTGCTTGTTTGTATAGCGGCACATATGTGCCAAGCTCATACTCGTCCAATTTACTGCGTATGTCGCCCCATGCATATTCGGCACATGGTTGCAAAGCGAGAACAGGCCACCGAGCGTGTGGTTACCCCCATGCGCCCGAAACTCCTCGAGCGGATCGAGGATTTTCGTTACGCGCGCCGTATTCCAAGCCGCGCTGAGGCTGTGCGGCAGCTCTTGGAAGAGGCTCTCCGCCAGGCCGAAGGCGACAAATCGAACTGCGGCGGCGGATCATAGGGCGCCCGCCTCGTCGGTCATGAGAGGTCCAGCCCGAGCCCGAGCTGCTCGCGCATGCCGGCGAGATATTTCTCCATTTCCGGCGTGTTGACCGCAGTCTTGCCGTAGGCGTCGGTTCCGTTCCACGGCGCCCGCTGCGCCGCCTCGCGGTGATAGGCGAACTGCTTTTCCTCGCGCTCGCGCACCGGATCGGGCGGGCGAAGGCCTTCGAACCCAGCGACCACCCGCTGGTGCTCAGGCGAGCCCACCGGGGCCTTGTGGCCGATGAGGACGCCTCGAGTGTGCTCACGCTCGCGCTCGCGCCGCTCCTCGGCGCGGACGGGCGCCATAGCGGCGTCGCAGGCCACGCGGATTTCGGCGATCGACGGCAACCATTTGTTCTCGGCTGGCAGGCCGCGCGCCGGATCGCAGACCTTGGCAGCGACATGCTCCGGATATTGGGCGAGCGTCGTGGTCGCCGCCGCCAGGAATACCTCGGGGTTGTTAGCGTCGCTGGCCCGGTAACACCCGAAAAGTTTCGCCGCCAGGCGCGCCGCTATCCGCGGGTCGCACGCCGTCGGCAAAGAGCTCGTCAACGCGCCGGATGAAGCCTGGCGCAACGTCAGAAATTGATTGTTTCCCGGAGCCATTGGATTTGTCTCTGTCGTACCACTCGGGTTTGAAGCCCTGCCAACCGCGCGCAATCATCGTTTGTGCAGCGTCCTCGGGGTCAGCGGTCGAGTTGAAGCCCTTGACGAGCAGCCGGGCCGCGTAGGGCGTGAGCGGGCTGCGCTTGGCTCTGCGATGCTCGAGAACGGCGTCGGCCGTCTCAGGTTTTAGGCATTCGAGAAGCACATCTCGAGCGCTGTGTTTTGTCGTCGATGGCTTAACTTTCTTTCCAGTATATTCTGTAGTGGTAGAATTATCCTCTACGCGCGTAGTGCGCGCGCGAGTGTCACGGCGTGACACGTCGGATAACGCGTTATTTTCGTTACGGTCACGTAACGCGTTATCCGCGTTATGCCGCTGCCTCCACGCACGCTGTCTTTTGACGTTGCCCTCGCGCGCTTTTGCTCGCCGTCCCTCGTCCCAGTTCTCCACGGCCGCGACGATTTGCTCGGGCGAACACCCGGCCTCTCGCATCGCGCTCACCATGTCTGAGACGTTCATACGTGGCGCGCCTACTTCACGGCGCGGACGAGTTCAGGCTTCTTGCGCCGGCGTTTCGGCTTCGCCGCCTCCGCGGCGTCCTCAACCGCTTGGATGGCGATCGCCACCGCCTCCGAGTTGGCCCCAGCGTCCATCAGCCTCTTGACGAGCTCTGCGGTTGTCATTTTAGCGCCTCTCTCCCGAATTCGAGGGTCCTGAGCGTCTCGGCCGCCGCCTCGAGCCGGCGATAGAGTTCGATGATTTCGCCGTCGCGCATTTTAGCGCGCTTGCCCGTTTCGGGGGCGTGGTGCTTGGCCCACTCGACGGCCTCGGCCTGCTGGCCGATTGTTGGGCGCTCGGTCACGCTGCGTCTGGCCAGCGCTGGCGAATGTAGGCGTCGATTTCGCGGATATGCTCGCCAATCCCCTGCCGCATCTTCACCAGCTGGCTACGCTTCGCGAGCAGTTCGGCGAGCGACATCTTGTCGATCCCGACGATCCACTCCTCTTTCCGGCGCACGATCGAATAAGCCCGCTGCAACCGATCAAAGCCGGGGAGGACGAATTGTTCTGGCGCCTCGGGGTCGGTCTCTTGGCCTCTGCGCTCGCGGTTCACGACGCCGACGATGTTACGAAACCCTTCGCGCGCGGCGAGAAGGCGCATGCTCTGTTCCTCATGCTCCTCCTCCGCAAAATCGCATTCCTGCACCAGCTTGTTGACGATCCATGCCAACTGCACGGCGCCATTGGCTCTCAACTGATCTTCGATCGTTTCGTTGATCTGAGCCTTTAATTCAGCGAGTTGCATGACCGCCCTCCAACGCGACACGTAGCGCCTCAAGGCGCGGGGAAATCGTGTCGATTTGCTTGAGGCAGAAGGCGCATTCGCGCGCATCCATGCCGCGCTTGGCGCGCTCAAGGTCTAGCTTGAACGCTTCGGCGATCTCATCTGCGGCGAACTTGAGATGGCCGGCGAGCGCGGTGGCGACCTTGAAATCTTCAGGATCAGCGCCGTGGAGAATTTCCTCTTTCCACTTTTGCTGTTGCTTCGTTCCTTGGCGCGCGAGTTCCGTAATAGTCGGTGGGTTGTCGCTTTCGACTTGGCGCTCGAAGTCTTCCTTCGGGACGTTGCCGACACGCATCGCGGTAACGACCTGCTCGCGAGACAGACCGGCCTCCTCAGCGGCGGCCTTGCGAGTGAACCTAGTAGGGGCGCCCCTACTAGGTTCCAGATCGGTCCGAGCGCCAGGAGCCGCCTCGATCTCTCTGAGCAACTCGCTGACGCGGCTGATCGCTCGCGCTTTAATCCGCTGGCTGTCCTTGAGGAGTAACTCGTCCTCGACCTGTTTGGCGTAACTGGCCAGCGCGGCGGCGCGATCAGCCCATTCTTTGCACTCGTCGATTTTGACGCATTGCTGAATGGCGGTGCGCGCTGCGACATAGTTCGAAGGAAGCCTCGCATCAGCGATCACCGGCAACGGGACAGTGAAAAGACGCTCCCTCACGCCTTCCGCACCTGCCAGCCGCTCGACCGCCTCGGGAAAGGTCAGGCCCTCGCTCGCCATCAGGGCGCCAATGGGGTCATGCGTCGTCATGCGCCCGCCGCCTCGAGCGCTTCGCGCGTCTCAATCCCGAGTTCGGCCAGCCCGCGCCGCGCATCATCGATGTCGCGCACCACCGCCCAGCAGTGGCCGAGGCGCTCGAGCTTGGCTCGGATGGCAAGCTGGTCGTTGGAGAGCCGCCCCCGCGGCGTCTTGGTTTCCCAGAACGCGCATCGCCAGTTCGGCAGCGCCAGCGTTAGATCGGGCACGCCGGCGAGCACCCCGGTCCATTTGAGCCGCGCCGCCTCTGACTTGGACCGTAGGCCGCCGTTGGGTACCGCCCAGATGAGGATCTCGGGCGCGACTGTCCGCACATACTCGACGATCGCCGCCTGGCGACGCGCCTCGGCGTTGCCGTCACGGCGACGCTCGATCGGATGAAGCGCCAGCGCGGCTTGGCCCATGGCGTCACGCCGCGCGTTTCGCGGCGGTGGTGCGGAACAGGTCGAGCGAGGCGCCGCCGCCGAGCGCCTTCACCCAGCGGTGCATCATCGCCAGGCTCGGATTGCGTAATCCCACTTCGACTGAGTGAATATAATGGCGCGACGCCCGCATTTTCTTGGCCAGCACAGGTCGCGTCCATCCGCGCAATTCACGTTCCTTGATAAGTGCTTTCCGCTCGGCCATGGGTCCAATCAAGTTGCTGAAATGGCAACTATGTCAAGAGGGCGAAAATCCCTCCGGGTACAACGATAGGCCGACTCATAAATGGGACTTGTACTCTGCCAGTGTACCGGCTAAGAGTGCCATTATGGCAACCTCACACGATCAACCCTACCGTCATTATCTGCGCGAATGGCGCGAGCGCCGCGGGCTCTTGCAAGAGCAGCTCGGCCAAATGGTCGGCAGTTCAAAAAGCGTGATTTCTCGTTTGGAAACAGGCGAGAGGCCGATCAAAATCGAAATGCAGTTCAAGCTCATGCGAGCCCTCAAGATCAGCCCGGCGCAATTTTTCAGCCCGCCCGACCGGCCCTCGCTGGACGCCCTTGTCGCCGATGAGTCGCTCGAAGTTCGCGAGCGGATCGCCAAAGTCGTCGCCGCCTTCCTCGCCGCGGATAAGTAAAAACTTATCCACATTCGTCCACAACCGTTATTTTCGGCATGCGTACACTGGTTGACAACGGGTTGCCAAATCAGCAACCATAGGCGTCATGACAGACGCCCCGATTATGGCGGCCGACGTCGGCAAACCGGCGTCGCTGCCGGCCCCGGACGCGGTCTTAAACCCCCCGACCGCCTCCGGGGCTCCCGATCCCTACCTCGCAATGATCGAGCGCGCCGCGCGCGATCCCGCCGTCGACCTGGCGAAGCTCCAAGGCCTCATGGCGATGAAAAAGGAAGTCGAGGCCGATCGCGCCTCGATCGCCTTTGCCGAGGCGTTCGTCGAGCTGCAGGAGCATCTGCCGACGATCGATCGCCGCGGCCGGATCGTCGTCTATTCCAAGACGCTGCGCGATCGGGCCGAAAAGGAGGGCCCACAGGTTTTCGACGGCGCCGAACCGCAGCAGAAAACCGCCTATGTCACTTTCGATGACATCCTCGAGGCGCTGCGCGAGCCGCTCGCCAAGAATGGTTTCTCGCTGCGCTTCGAACATGAGACGACGGCCGATAACCGCCTGATCACCACCGCAGTCCTGCGCCACCGCGTCGGCCACCAGGAACGGGCGTCAACGCCGCCGCTGCAGCATGACTCGACCGGGTCAAAGAACAGCGTCCAGGCGGTCGGGAGCTCGCTCACCTATGGCCGCCGCTACGCCCTGATGGCGGTCCTGCCGATCGTCTCCCACGCCCCCCAGGACGCCGACGACGACGGCAAGCTCGCCGGCGCGGCCCTGATCGATGGCGACCAGCTCGCCCATATCCAGCAGCTCCTGACCGAAACCAAGAGCAACCTCGAAATCTTCTTTGGCACCGTCGGCACGGTCGGGTTCGGCGATATGACCGTCAGGCAGTGGAAGCGCGGGGTCGCGCTCCTGAACGAAAAGAAGCGAAGGGCCGCCAGTGGAACAGCGCAGTGAGGAATGGTTCCTGGCGCGCTGCGGCTCGCTCGGGGCGTCCCAGGTTCGCGACGCCTTCGCCCGTTTCAAGCGCGGCGGCGAGCGGACCAAGGGCGCCGAGGATCTTATGCTCGAAATCGCCGCTGAGCGCCTCACAGGCCTGCCGGCGAAGCGGGTCAATGCGCTTTGGTGGGGGAACGCCCACGAGGACGAGGCGCGGGCGTCCTACGCCTTCCTGACCAATCTGCCAGTCACCAAGGCCGGCCTGATCCCGCATCCGAGGATCGCCAACGCCCACGCCTCGCCCGACAGCCTGGTCGGCGACGACGGAGGCCTCGAAATCAAGTGCCCGACCAGCGCGACGCATCTCAAGACGCTGCTCGAGGACGCCATCCCCGAGGACCATCTGCCCCAGATCCATTGGGGCATGGCGTGCGCCGAGCGCGCCTGGTGGGATTTCGTCTCTTACGATCCCCGTTTTCCCGACGGGCTGCAGATCTTCCAAAAGCGGGTTTTGCGCGACGACAAGATCATCGCCGCGCTCGAGGCCGAGGCGATCGCCTTTCTCGGCGACGTCGAGGCGAAGCTGGTCGAGCTCGAGCGGCGCTACCCGGTGGAGGCCGCATGACGAAATTTGCCGCCCGCACCACGGTCCCAACCGAAAAGTCGCGGACCCAAATTGAGCAGGTGGTCAAGCGCTATGGCGCGACCGGCTTCGTCAGTGGCTGGCAGGGCGAAAACGTGCGGATCGAGTTCATCTGCCGCTCCCGACATATCCGCATGACGATGGTCGAGCCCGCCCCCGAACTGGCCAAGCGGCAGAAATGGCGCGCGCTGCTGCTCCTGGTCAAAGCCAAGCTTGAGTCGGTCGACGCCAAGATCGCGACCTTTGAGGAGGCTTTCCTCGCCGACATCGTCATGCCCGACGGGCGGACGGTCTGGGAGAGTACCCGCGAGCCGATCAAGCTCGCCTATCAGGGCGGCCCGGCGCCCGTACTGCTGGGCGCGCCGGCATGACTTTCAAGAAAACAAGCGACGCTCAGTCCTATCTCGACCGGACAGGCTCGCATGCCACCAAGCCGAGCCCAACGGGGCGGATCGATATGCTGCCGTCATGGGCGGAGGAGCCAGAGGCTTATTACAACTCGCTGCTCGAGCGCTACAATTCTCTACGCGCTCAGCGCGACCAATGCCAAGGGCAGCTTGAAGCGCTGAACCTGAAATTAAAAGCGACATTGGCGCGCAAGGAATACGACCACACGATGGAGCTAAAGCGGGCGCTCGGCGAGCGCTTTGGCGTTCTCCAACACGAGATCAGCCACTATCGGATGATGGTGCGTGAGGCGTCGCTCAAATCCTGGGCCACAACCTTTTACTACTGCGCCAAGCTCAAACTCGACCGCGATGAGTTCCTGTTTCTTTGCGGTGAGGCTCGGGGGATGCTGGGCCGCAACGAGCAGGAGGTTAAGAAAGGGCAAGCAGAGTTCACGGATGAGCAGCGCGCCTCAGTCGTGCGCCATCGGCACCGGCAGGATTTCCGCAACAATCTTCATTCGAAAATACGCGGTGCGGCCGAACGTATTGTCTACAGCGACGAGCAAAAATGAGGCTCTCGCGCACCATCACCGCCAGCAACCGCGCCGAGCTCATCCGCGCCGTCGCGCAAGCGCCGATCGGGGCGCAACTCGACCTGATCGATGATCCGCGGACGGTGGCGCAGAACCGGCTGATGTGGAGCCAGCTCAACGACGTCGCCGCCCAGCTCGTCCACGGCGGCGAGAAGTGGGAGCCCGAGGATTGGAAATGCGCGTTCATGAAAGCGCTCGGGTTCAAGCTCCGTTTCATGCCGTCGCTCGACGGCGACGGCGTGGTGGCGCTCGGCTATCGCTCGAGCAAGCTCGACAAGGAGAAGTTCAGCGAGCTCATCGATCTTATCTACGCCGAGGGCGCTCAGCGCGGCGTCGTGTTCCATGGCGAGGCGGCCGCATGAGGCTCATTCGTGTCTTCCCCCGCCGCACTAAGGCCAGCCCGCTTGATCCCTTGGCTTATTTTGGGCCTCCCGACTTCTTTGCGGAGGCCGACGAGGTCCATGTCTCAGTCGCCTTCACCTACGACAAACCGCAGGCTGAGCAACTCGCCGAGCAATGGCGCTTCATCGCACCAACGAAGATCGGTGGCGTCGCCTATGGCGATCCCGGCCAAGAGTTTGTCCCTGGCCGCTACGTCAAGGACGGCTACATCTTCACCTCGCGCGGTTGCCCGCGGAAATGCTGGTTCTGCTCGGTCTGGAAGCGCGATCCCGTGCCGCGGCTGCTGCCGATCGTCGAAGGCTGGAACATCCTCGACGACAACTTGCTGGCCTGCCCGCGCGACCACGTGGAAGCGGTGTTTGCGATGCTCAAGCGGCAAGGCCGTCGCATCGAGTTCACTGGCGGCCTTGAGGCGCTCGCGCTCGAGGACTTCCACGTCGATCTGCTGGCTTCGCTAACGCCGCGGCCGAGTATGTTTTTCGCCTATGACCCCGGTGACGCCTTCGAGACATTGGAGAGCGCGGCGCGGCGTCTCTTGGCTGCGGGCTTCACCGCAGAGTCGCATCGCATGCGGGTCTATGTGCTGATCGGCTATCCAAAGGACACTTTCGGCCTCGCCGAGGCGCGCTTGCGTTCAATGCAGTCAATCGGCTTCACCCCGATGGCCATGCTGTGGCGGCCCGAAACGCCAAGCCAAGAAAAATGGCGTCCTGATGCGCGGTGGCGCGGATTTCAACGTCTTTGGGCGAGGCCTGCGATCATCCATTCGATGCGGGAGGCGGCATGAGAAAGACCCCGCCCTGGATCGGCACGACCGACGACGCAAAGATCCCGTTGCAAGTTCAACTGCGCGTCCTGGTGAGGCAAAAGGGCCGCTGCGCCATCACCGACCACAAGTTCGCGCCCGGCGACGCGAAGCGCCTCGATCATATCAAGCCGCTCGCCGACGGCGGCGCGCATGCCGAGCCGAATTTGCAATGGATCCTCGACGTCGAGCACAAAGCCAAGACCAAGGGCGAGGCGCAAGAGCGCGCCAGGGTCCGGAGCCTCGCCGCCAAACACGCCGGCCTCGAGCGTCCGAAGCGATGGCGGCGCGCCAAGCCCGAGAAGGCCCCGCTCGCGGTCGCCGCCGGCCAGTCTGAAATCGCGAGGAGGTGCGGATGAACGCTGATGAGGATGAGCCGGAAACCGTCGATGTCACCATCGATGGCTCGCCGAGCGCGCCAGTCGTGGTCCAAATCGACGCCCGGCGGATCGCGGCGATCATTTTCGCCGCCTGCCATACTACCGAGGCGCGCTCCGCTCGGGCGGCCAACGCGATCCTCGCCTATCTGATCCAGGTCCACCAGGACGGGGCGAAGCTGTCATGAACCAGCTGCAGCGCGCCATGCACAACATCGGCGCTGACCTCGAGGATATGGAGTTCGCCCAGGCGGCCGGGCGCCAGGCGGTGCAGGCCGCCATCGCCCACGACGACGACGCCGACGCCGTGCGGGCCGAGCGCGAGCAAGCCGAGGTTCAGCGCCAGCGCGACCTGGACGCCGCCCTCGCCGACGCGATCGAAATTGTCGCCCGCCAGCGCGCCCGATTGGGCCGGCGGGTCTGTAACCGCCTCGACGGCGAGCTGGTTCGCACGGTGTTTGAAACGCTGCGGCGCGTCCAGGCCGAAACCAGCGAACCGGGCTTTCCGGCCGGTTGACAACCAGTGTACCAAGAGGGCATTATGTCCGACTTACTAACCCCGCGCGAGGCCGCGAGCGAGCTCAAGATTTCGGTGAAAAGTCTGCGCGCTCTCGTTGCCGCCGGCGCTCTCCGTTACATCCAGATCGGGCTCACCACGCGGCGACCGCGCAAGATGTTCACGCCCGGCGATTTGCAATCTTTCATCGCCGAGCGAACCCGAAAGGCGATGCCGCTATGTCCATCCGCAAAACCGCCGCCTCGCCGTTCTGGCAATACGAGTTCGAGCTCAGGGGTCATCGCTTTCGCGGTTCAACAAAGACGCGAAGCCGCCGAGAAGCGGAGGCGGTAGAAAAGCGCGAGCGCGAGGCGGCGAGCGATCGCCTCGAAGCGGAAGCGGCCGCCGGCGCGTCGCTGCGCCTGGTCGACGTCGCCGACCGCTACTGGACCGACAAATGGGAAGGCCGGGCAGGGGAGGGGCCCAAGAACGTCAAGCGCCAGCTCATCCGCCTGGTCGAATTCTTTGGCGAGGATCGGTCAATAACCAGCATCACCGGCGACGACGTCGCGAAACTGGTCGCTTGGCGCCGGGGCCATCCCGTCGTCGGCGGCGTCAACCGCAAGTCGGCTGGCCGACTGGTCGGCCCGTTCACCGTCAACGACACGACCGAGCAATTGAAAAAACTGGTCAACCACGCGACGCGCGCCTGGGGGCTGCAGTTCCCGCGCGCGATCAATTGGACGGTGCATTGGCTGCGCGAGCCCGAGGCGCGCAAAGCCGAGCTCAAGGGCGATCAGGGCGCGCGCTTACGAGCCGCGGCGCGTGACGAATTCGAACCGATCCT